GATTGGTTACAACGGCTGGCGCAAGTGGCTTACACTCCATGAGAAAGTCAACACCTGACTCGCCATACCCCCAATCGTTTAGGTCTGTAGATATAACATTGTGATTGCTGGCGATTAGAGGCTTGCTGATAGCCCCATCACCACAAGCGCACTCCCATATCTCCTTTGGCAGCTTCTCAGCTCTTATGAGGGCTTCTACGGCCTCTGTTGGGGTAGGATAGAAATCATCCTTTTGCCTTGTCAAAACACCATACCCATTGTTGCCATGATGACCATGTAGTAAAGTAAACTTCCAGCCATCAGGTATAGGGTTATCTTTATGCGTGTAACGACAAAGGATCGGAAACTTACTCTCATCTAATTGCTCCTGCATTTAGTATTTGCTCCAGTGTTTGTTGATCTTTAACAGGCTCTTTACCTGTACCATCACAATCCCAACAAGTGTCAGGCACTACATCACCGCCAGTGGCGTCAAAGTTGTTACGCACATAGACCCAGCCTTTTCCTTGGCACTTCATGCAATCAGTCTGTAAAGAAGTCATCGGCCCGCACCTTTCCATCTGTTGCCCTGTAGATTATCTGCATAACCTTCAAGCTTGGTTGTCTCTCACCGCTGATGATGCGGCTTACAGAAGACAGAGACAAGCCAGTTTGTTTTGCAAACTGCGTTTGTGTCATTCTCGATTGACGTATGTATTGTTTCAACTTCATGCTTTTATCCTAAAATAGTTCTTGACCTATTGTCAAAACATATTTACTTTTTACACTATCTTACACGAATAGGAATGATTTGACATGACTTTACCAGATTTTTATGATGACTTTGGATACGGCTATGATAGTGCCTATGGGGCTAATCAAGAGAAAGCAGAGTGGGTGTTGAAGAAATGGCTGCAAAAAGTTCACAATATGCGTACACCTGGGTCAGCTAGGATGAACGCTGGAACGTGCATACAAGGTGGGGCTGATTTAATCTTAGGCACTCATAAGTATAATGAGCTTATTGGGCAGCAAGAAGGGATGCCCGTAGCAGAAGCAATCCGTCACACGATGTCACGTTATGATGAATACAAGCCTAGAACATGGGAAGAGAAAGACGCTGAAGAACATGAGGCCTTTCGTGAGCATATTCCAGAGATGGTTGCAAACGCTGTTGCCGCTGTAAAAGAATGGTCAGCAAAAGCTAACCTGTTAGAAGGTGAGCATCAGAGTTGGCACAAGGTAGATGGCCTTGATGTTTCAATCATGTATTACAGAGACTACCATGCTGGCGGTGAGTTTGCTGATACAAAATGTCAGCTACCGCTACGCAATCCACCCAAAAAAGATGGCACAAGAAGTTGGCGCATACCAAAGCCACAGACTACACCGTCATGGAATCAAACTGTGCAGATGGCTGTTTATGGGAAAGCGTCAGGTCAATCACCCTCACTGCTGTATGTTACAGCATCAGGCTATCACATAGCAAATTCACAGAATTGTGAAGCACTCACGGATGAAAGTCTTGAACGTGCTTACAATCATGCAGTCCGGTCATGGAAAACCACACAAAATCTTGTGAGGGCTGCAAGGGGCAACTGGCATACACTTGCTGGTCTGGTACAGCCAGACTTCAACGAGATAGCAAGGCGTCATGGCCCAAATATCCTTGAACTAGCAAGACAACTTTGGAGAGACTAATGTTTGAAATTCTTTGGGGAAAACTCAAGGGCGTGAAAGAAGGAAGGCAAATAGCTTACCCGATGGATCGTCATCCATCTATGGCAGAGGCAAGACAGATAGCATACAGCATGGATGTAAATGACTATATTATTTGTCCAGACAGGAAGCAAGCCTTACGCATCTATGGCTTCATCAAGAGGCACAGGAAAGGCAAACAGCAAGGCGATGTGATGACACGTTCAGTGATGCACAACGGCAAAGAGGTAATCAAGGTATGGAGAATCAGATGAATGATTTATTCGACACACCAGCTTTTAAGCTCGTCAGGCGTGATGATCCAGACACCAGCCATGATGCTGCTGAGTCATTGCCTGTCAGTGACATGGAGAGGATCGTTGCTGATACGATTGCAAGGTTTGGGGCGACAGGCGCAATATCTGACCAGATAGTAAATGCCCTGCCGCACCTACGATATAGCACAATCACTGCCAGATACAAGCAGTTGAAGGAGAAAGGCATCATCTGTGTAGATGACAGAAAGCTGAAGGCCGAATCAGGTAGGCAACAGCACATCATGTGGCACAAAAACTTTTATAAGGGAGAATCAAATGACAGATAAAAATAAGGAAATTTTTAGGCACATTGATGTGTACATTGAGTACAGCAACGCTGTAGTTCCTAATTTTGATGTCCGTGGCAAGCCGGACTTGCTTGCTTGGGATGAGGCAATGGAATCTCATCAGCCAAACAAAGAGCCGTTAGCTAGAATTTATCAGAAAGATATTGCTGAAGTTTGTGAAGAAGCAATAACGAAACATTTTGCAGATGTTGATCTGAATGAGGCTTATGAAAGTGATGATGTCAGTATTGAGTTTGATGAAGTCTACGATACTGAAGACGATGGGCCAACTTTAAAATGGTATTGGGCAGACATCGTGCAAGAAGCGTACTGCTACGAAAATAATCTGAGCCAAGTTGACTATTACGGAAATGATTTTGAGTGGGGTAATGAGGAAAAATTACACAAGCAAGTTCCTCCAATATCTGACTTCATTCATTTTATAGAAGAAGAGGCATCATCTCATGTCAGGTTCTATGAAAAGGGAAATTGTAGCGATTATTTTCCCATCAAATATCGTTTGGACAACCTTAGAAAAATGATGGAGTTGGCTGAAAAATTATATGGAGATAATTGGTATGACTGAGCAAGAAATGGAAATACATCAGCGGATTGATGTCATGGGAGATCGAATTGAGGAGCTTGAAAAGATTGTAGATGATCAAGTCAGAGCATTTACAACTGCGGTTCGTCTGATAGCAGAATTATTGGAGAAAAAGAATGGATAATGAAGAATTTCAAATAGAAGATAATATTCCTCTGCCAGATAGTTTAACTCGTGGGAGGAGAAGATGGAAGTTTATGGAAAATTTGAAGATAGGTCAAAGTTTTGTGGTGCAGGACAAAGATCGTCCTTCTGTTTCAAGGGTTGCAAAACTTCTAAACATAGAAGTTACAACAAGAAGGATTCCAAAACAAGAAGGTGTAAGTCAAAGAGTTAGGGTTTGGAGAATAGCATGAGGTTCAAACAAAGAAAAATGCAAGAACTACCACAGACATTGAAAGAATTAATTAAGTCTGTTGGCCTAAGTCCAGAGATTGATGAAGGTGCGGTTTGGAACTGTCATGGCACTCCTGTTATCTTGCACAAAGCATTAGAAAGAATTGCAGATAAACAGAAGATTGCATTTGATCCACCACAGGTGATTGAGGCAGACAGCGTTTCTAAAATAGCTGTTGTCTGTGTCACTGGATATTTAGAAGACAGCAAGGCTTGGTCTATAGGAGAGGCTGCGCCAACAAATAATAAGAACGAATACCCCTTTGCTATGGCAGAAAAAAGAGCAAAAGACAGGGTAATTCTCAAACTTATTGGTGCATCGGGGTTTGTCTATTCAGAAGAAGAGGCAGACGATTTTAAAACTTCAAAGCCAAACGATGATGAGCCTGATGAAGACCCAGAGGTTCGCAAAACCAGAGACTTTTTTGGTGAAGTAAACAAAAAGATCGGTGAGGTAAACAATAAAGCTAAGTTTATTGCTTGGTGTAACACTGATCATGTCAAGAATGGGATTGCTCACATGAGGCAACACAACCCTGATTTGGCAAAGATGGCTGTCGATAGAATACAACTCAAAATGAAACAACTTAAAGGAGAGGCGTAATGGCTAGAAAATATATCAAAGTTACCACAATAAAAGTGTTTCCAAATGATGACCATAAGCGAGGCACACATGGCAATGGTAACTGGAAACCGTTTGTAGATGGATCGCCAGCAGACATACACTTGCGAGGTGATTCAAGATATTCTGTTGCAGTTTTTGAAAACGATGACAACAGTTTGTCCATAGCAATATCTGAGGTAAGAGATTACGAATCAAAAGACAACATTGCTGACGGTATATCGCAAGGCGGCCTCAAGCCTGTCGGTGATGCCATCAATCAGAAGTATCAGCCAGCAGTGAAGGAAACAGATGATGATGACATCCCATTTTAAAAGTGCTGATGGCAAGCTGTTATATAC